TCCATCTTTCTGTAGTCAATTTCGCATTGTGCTAGTTTAACTTTCTCACCAGCTAGTTTACGTGCTTCAAAATCTAGGTGTTGCAGTCTTTTTGCTTTGTTTCTTTTTGCTTCTGCAACAGTACGGATGTTTATTTTGTCTAAATCAGTTAGTATGATGTCGAACTGATTGAAATCAGGCTCCATAAAACTACAAAACTGTGATTTAGACTTGTGAATCTGTTTTAGCATATCTTTGTTATTAAGATAATTTACTTTTCTCATATATTTCTCCAGGTTATTACTCTATTATAAACTACATACTTAATTTTGTCAACTAAATACTTGTAGGAGATTGAAATGAATTTAAAAAAGATAGTCCAATCCAATGTTAGCAACTTTCAAGAGTCTGTTGAAAATACTGTCAAGTCCACTGCAACTAATTTTGCAAACTCGGCACTCGAAAACGTATTAGGTGGCGGTGCCGCCGGTATTTTAAAAAGTCTTTTAAAAGGTCCTAGCTCGATACCACCAACAGGTGAAAAAACACAGGCAACGGATGGCGCCAAGACTAACGACTGGCGTGTACGTTTAAGTATTCCTCCAAATATGGTTGACGGTAATGAAATGTTTAAACCTCTTGTTGAGACCAATGGACTAGTATTTCCATATACTCCTACTATATTAGTACAGCATACGGCCAATTATGACGCAATGCATCCTACACATAGTAATTATCCTTTCCCTCAGTATCAGAACAGCCAAATTGAAGATATCGTAATTACAGGTGACTTTTTTGTAGAAAATGCTAAAGATGCGCAATATTGGGTAGCAATGACACACTTTTTACGTAGTGTAACAAAAATGGACTACGGTTTAGGACAGAATTCCGGTGCTCCGCCACCATTAATATTTTTAAATGGATACGGAGACTTTGTATTTCCAAATGTTCCAGTTGTTGTTAGAAACTTTACGTTTGATTTGCCTGCAGATGTTGACTACATCAAGACACAAGCAAGTGGTGAAATATCAACAGGTCCAACTACTGGAGATCCAAAAGGTAAAGCAGGCTTTGTACCAACACAATCTCAAGTATCAATAACAGTTGCTCCTGTTTACTCAAGAGCAAAAACTTCACAGTTTAATTTAGACAAATTTGTAAAAGGTGACTACCTTGGCACTAATGGTAACAACGGCGGAGGGTTTATCTAATGGCACGTTACAGTGAAATGAGCCCTTGGGGTAAAACACGAGTAGTAAACAAAGACTATTTGAATGTATTAGAAATTAGACCGGTACCTAAGTCAGACGATGATGTATTATATGAAATACAGCCGCAGTTTACACATAGACCAGATCTATTAGCGTATTCTGTATACGGCAGTTCAAAATTATGGTGGGTGTTTGCACAAAGAAACATGGACGTACTAAAAGATCCAGTATATGATTTAGTTGCTGGTGCAAAAATTTACTTACCAAGAGCAGATTCATTACAAAAGTACTTAGGTTACTAGAGTATGGCAAATAGCAGACTAACAAAATCTGTAATAGATGCACAACTACAAAAGTCTATGGGCAAAGGCTCAAAACTTGTAGACTCAGTTTCTAACTTTGCTTCATTTGGTGTAGATCAAATGAAAGGACTAGCAAGTGATGCTAGTTTGAAAGTTATAGATGCGGCTAAGAATGGAGTAACAGATTCTCTTACTGGTGCAACAGCAGGTATTGAAGGTGTTAGTTTAGATACAACTTTTGAAGAGATGTTATCAGACTTGCAAGAGTCACTTAAGAATTTACCAGTATTAGGTAAAACTGCAAATCAATTAAAAAGATATGCAACATACAATTACAATATTACACTTGCTTGTTTAACAGTCAATGAAATAAATTTTCCAGATTCAACATATAGAATATCTCCTCCACAAGTAACAGTTTTAAGATCAGGCGGTGGTGCTCCTGGAAAAGCATTAACAGCATACGAAAGTTCTGATGCTCAGTTAGAATACTATATTGATAATTTAGTAATGAATAGTGTAATTGCACCAACTAGTAAAACACGTACTTCAAATGCTACTGTACAAACTTTTACTGTACACGAACCATACAGTATGGGACTGTTCCTACAAACTTTAATGATCGCCGCAAACAAAGCAGGTCATGCAGACTATTTAAAAGCACCTTATGCATTAATAGTTGAGTTTAAAGGATATGACGACAACGGGCAGATACTTGATACAGGTTCAACAACACGAAGAATATTTCCTATTAAAATTGCTAAGATGGATTTTGATGTAAACGGATCAGGTAGTTCATATAATATTAGATCACATGCTTGGAACGAGAGTGCATTAACAATGGTTTCTCAGTATACAAAAACTGATACAATTATAACAGGTGATTCAGTACAAGAACTTCTACAAGGCGGTCCTGAAAGTTTAACTGGTATTATCAATAGACGTAATAGAGAAGAAGCAGAAAAACTTAACGCAATTAATAAAGATGAATATTTTATTATGTTTCCACCACAACTTGTAAGTAGTCTTGGACTAGGAAACAAAGCAGACACACCAGGCGAAAATGCCGCATCAATGAAAGAAATAGAGTTTTATAAAAAATTAACAGGCGGAACCTTTGACACTTTATTAGACTATGAAGAAACTGCCGCAAGTGACAGTATAGAAAATTACATTAATTTACAACCGGGTAATAATAACCTATCAGCAGTTATAAAGCGTATAGCAGATAATAAAGATATTTCAAACGAGATAGGTAAAGGTACAATAGCACGTTCAATGGCTACCGGCGGTGCAGTGCCATTTGGCAGAGAAGCATTTTCAAATGACCCAGATACTGATGTTTTTAATTCAGACCGTGTAACAATATCTAATAGTTTTAGAACATTTTCGTTTCCGCAGTCAACAAGCATAGAACAAATAATTGAAGAAATAGTTATATTAAGTACCTATGCAAAAGATGCCGCAGTTGAAGTTAAAGCAGATGCAGACGGAATGGTAGATTGGTTTAGAGTTCATACTCAAACGTTCTTAGTTCCAGATGAAGAAGTAAGATCAAAGACAGGTGAAAATCCAAAAGTATTTGTTTATGCAGTTGTGCCTTACAAAGTACATAGCAGTGTGTTTAGTAATGTAACACAACCGTCAGTTGGAATTGAAAAGCGAGTATCACAAGCGGCAAAAGAATACAATTATATATACACAGGTAAAAATGATGATATCATAGACTTTGAAATTAATTTTAATACATCATTCTTTACTGCATTAAGCTCTAACTACAACGGCTCGGGCGATTCTAAAAATGCAACAAAAGATTCTACTAACAATCCAGGTAATCCTCATATAGCGGCTAAAGAAGGTTCCCAAGGAAACAATAGTTCTACTGGTAGTAAATCTCTCAAAGAAGATCCTACTGCAAAAAATACAGGAACCGGAGGAGGCAATACCTTAGATACTCCGGAAGTTCAAATTGCTAGATCATTTAATGAAGCGATAGTAAATAATCAGACTGACTTAGTGTCTATGGACTTAACAGTTTTAGGCGATCCGTACTACCTTGCAGACAGTGGCCAAGGAAATTATAGTTCTCCTACATTAACAAAAGCATACACTGCTGATGGAACAATGGACTATCAAAATTCTGAAGTAGAAGTAGTTGTAAATTTTAGAACACCCATTGACTATAATCGAACAGATGGGTCAATGATATTTCCAGAAGACACTGTACCAGTTAAATCATTTAGTGGATTGTATAAAGTGAACACAGTTGAAAATAAATTTGAAGGTGGTAAATTTATACAAGTACTTTCACTAATACGTAGAAACAATCAAGAGTCAGATATTGGAATACCGGGTACTCCAGATAATACATCAGCACTTGAAACAACAGATGAAGTAGATGCTAATGAAAATACAAATAATCCACCAGCAGTAACTAAAACAGATACAGCACCAACTAGTACAGCAGGAGGAGCTCAGTAATGGCAATTGATGGACGTAGTGCTAGGCCCAAGTTAGTAACTAACCCAGGACCGTATGAAGCAATAGTTGTATCACATCTAGATCCAAAAAAGATGGGAACACTATCAGTTGAACTATTAAAGAACAGTAGTTCAGGTAACCAAACAGAACGTAGCGGACAAGTTGTACAAGTAAAGTACATGTCTCCATTTGCTGGATCAACACCTATCAGCGGCAACACAGCAAACGAAGACTTTGCAGGAACACAAAAAAGTTACGGTATGTGGTTTGTTCCGCCAACACCAGGAACAAAGGTTCTTGTTGTATTTGCTGAAGGTAACCTAGCAAGAGGTTATTGGATTGGTTGTATTCAAGACGCATATATGAATTGGATGACTCCAGATCCTTGGAGCGGTACAACAGCAAATAATTATGATCCTAATTTAAAATTACCAGTAGGTGAATTTAACAAACGTTTGCAAACAGGCAAAGGCACAAATCCTAGCTTATATGAGAAGCCTGCAAATTTAGACTTCTATACTATACTTGGCAGACAAGGTCTGCTGTATGACGATGTAAGAGGCCCTGCTAACAGTTCTAGTAGGCGTAATTTGCCCAGCAGTGTGTTTGGTATATCAACTCCAGGACCAAGAGACAAAAGGGACGGAGCACCAAAAGCTACAGTAGGCGCTTCAGAAACAAGAACACAAAGATTTTCAAGTACACTTGGCGGATCAAGTTTAGTATTTGATGACGGCGATGAGCGTTATGTAAGAAATAGTTTTGCTCAAAGTGATGCCCAAATATATACAGATTTAATTGAAGAAGACAATCCACAATCTGGTCTTAAACAAGTTCCTAAAGGAGAATGTGTACGTTTAAGAACTAGAACAGGTCACCAAATACTTTTACACAACTCCGAAGACTTAATTTACATTGCTAATGCACAAGGCAGTTCTTGGATTGAAATGACTGCTAACGGTAAGATTGATATCTATGCACAAGATAGTGTAAGTGTTAGAACACAAAACGATTTGAATATAAGTGCAGATAGAGATATAAATTTAGCCGCGGCAAGAGATATTAATATGA